GAAGTTGTTTTGAAAGGGAAAGGGAACAAGTATCGGCGTTTCTTTTTCCAAAAGCAATTGCAGAGGGAAGTGAAGGACTATATAAAGGAGACAGGCAAGTCCGGTACTCTTGCTGTTGGGAGATTCGGGCCGTTGACTCAAAGAGGTCTTTCACAGCATCTGAAAGTATGGGGTAAACATTGTGGTATTGATTCGAAAAAAATGCACGCTCACGCCTTCCGGCACTTCTTTGCTAAAATGTTCCTGAAGAAAACCAAAGATGTAATTCAATTAGCAGACCTTCTTGGTCATGGTAGTGTAGATACAACAAGAATTTATTTACAAAAAAGTTATGATGAACAACAAAGAGACTTTAATAAAAACGTTACGTGGTAGTGTAGCCCAGCTCAATGAATTGTCGGATATGACTGAAGGCATAGATGTTTATGACGCTGCCGGATATGTTGATACTGAATTTCTTATGGAAGCGCTTTCCTGTGTTAATACTTTCATGGATGCGAGTAATATGGTTATTGCGAAAATATCTTCGCTGTTAGCGCCAGACGCTCCAGATGATGAAAAGAAGAAGCAGGCTGATGAAGGTAAGAAATGGAATGTGGAAGAAATACTGAAACATTGTACTCTTGAGGATAGTGTTCTCAAACTTCCGAAAGTACAATTCAATAAGA